AATTGGTAGAAGTGGTGAAAAGATAGTAGATAAGCTAGGACCTTTATTTAAAAAGTAAAAAGATTAAAAACAAGTAATAATAGTAATAACAGTAACCAATTAAATTAAATAAAATGGGAAAATTAACAGATGAACAATTAAAGTCTATCAAAGACGCAACAGGAAAAATGAACTCTATACTTACGGAAGTAGGATTTTTAGAGGCAAAAAAAGCAGAATACCTAGCAGCACATTTCGAAACTGCAAAAGAATTAGATGGTATCAAAGCTGAAATCAGAGAAGAGTATGGTGACATTACTGTAAACTTAGCTGATGGTACTTATGAAGAAGCTAAGCAAGAAGAAACAAAAACTCTTGAGATAGCGGAATAATGAGTTCTGTTGTAAGAAAAATAAGTATAGGTTCTGACTATAAGAATGACGCTATGCACTATTCAGTAGGGCAAAACGTTTATGGTGGACATACTATAGATTGCATACTACATGATACACAATCTAATTCTTACAGTATTTACATAAAGAAAGGAAATGAGGTAATGCCATGGAAGAAGTTTAATTCTAACATGGCAATATCCGTTGAGTATGATTTAGAATATTAAATGAGAAGTCTATACGATTTTATCGTCAAACCTATTGGCGATAGATACGATAACAAAATAAAGCTAGGCGACGTTACATTAATACTAAACACTAAAATTGAAGACTTTAAGTCTGTAAACAATTTAGCTATAGTGGTTGAAACACCAAAAGCTTTTAAAACAAATATAAAAAAAGGAGACATAATAATAATACATCATAATGTATTTAGAGTTTTTTATGACATCCGAGGTAATAAGAAAAGAAGTAGATCTCATTTTAAAGATGACTTACACTTTTGTTCGGCAGATCAAATATATTTGTATAAAAATACAGGGGATTGGAAATCATTTGGAGACAGATGCTTTGTAATGCCTTTAAAAAACAAAGACACTTTAAGATCACAAAAAGAGCAAGACCTTATTGGTATATTAAAAATAGGTAATAGTTCTTTAAAAGCGCTTAATATCAATCCAGGGGACACGGTAGGGTTTACACCCGGCAGTGAATGGGATTTTATAATAGACGATCAAAGAGTTTATTGTATGAAATCTAATGATATTGTAATTAAGTATGAACACAAAAGAAACCAAGAAGAATATAATCCTAGCTGGGCAAAAAGCAGTTAAGGAGTTAATTAAAGTGGCAGAAGAAAAGATCGTTGACTCAGAAGATGATTTATCAGCTGACAGACTTAAAAATGCTGCCGCAACAAAAAAATTAGCTATATTCGATGCTTTTGAAATACTTGCTAGAATAGAAGAGGAAGATGAAAGATTAAATGAAAACCCAAAAGAAGCTAAAGAAGAAAAAGCTTTTAGAGGTTTTGCAGAAGGAAGATCTAGATAATGTACGAACAAACCTTAGTAGCAGTATTAAAAGACTATATTAAACCTAAGATATTAAAAAGGTTAAACAGGTATAAGAAATGGGAGTACGGTTATAACGAAGAGCACGATGTAGTTGTGATCAGTAGAACCGGACAAATAGGAGAGGTTTACGAAATACAAGGAATAAAAATAGCATTGCCAAAAGAAAATGATGTTATTGAATTTGAAGGCAACAAGTGGAAACACACGGAATACCCAAAAGAGCTTTCAAAGATAAAATCGGTATTTGATTGGGACGAATACCCTTCACAGTTTAAAGAAAAGTGGTATGACTATATTGATACAGAATTTAAAAGGCGTGAAGAAGGTTTTTGGTTTTTTAATAAAGACAAGCCTTCTTATATTACTGGTACTCACTACATGTACTTGCAGTGGTCCAAAATTGATGTTGGGGCAGCAGACTTTAGGGAGTCAAACAGATTATTCTTTATATTCTGGGAAGCTTGTAAAGCAGATGTACGTTGTTACGGAATGTGCTATCTTAAGAACAGACGGTCAGGGTTTTCTTTCATGGCCTCAGGCGAAACGGTTAATCAAGCTACAATATCCACAGACTCACGATTTGGTATTCTTTCAAAGTCCGGGCCAGATGCCAAAAAGATGTTTACTGATAAAGTGGTACCCATCTCGGTTAATTATCCCTTCTTCTTCAAACCAATCCAGGACGGTATGGACAGGCCGAAGACGGAACTTGCGTACAGAGTTCCCGCGTCCAAATTTACGAGAAAAAAGCTTGACACCAATGAGAAGCTACAAGAGATCACCGGGCTCGATACAACGATCGACTGGAAAAACACCGGGGACAACTCGTACGACGGTGAAAAATTAAAACTATTAGTCCACGATGAAAGTGGTAAATGGGAAAGACCTACAAACATATTAAATAACTGGAGGGTTACAAAAACCTGTTTGAGATTAGGTTCAAAAATTATAGGTAAGTGTATGATGGGTTCAACATCAAATGCTTTAGATAAAGGTGGCGAGAACTTTAAAAAACTATACTATGACTCCGACGCAACAAAAAGAAATGCAAATGGACAGACTCGTTCGGGACTCTATAGCTTGTTCATTCCTATGGAATGGAACTACGAAGGCTACATTGATTCTTATGGATTTCCTGTATTTGAAACGCCAAAAAAACCAGCTGAAGGGCCTGACGGATCACCTATAAAACAAGGTGTAATTGAATACTGGAACAATGAAGTTGAAGGATTAAAAGGAGATCAAGATGGTTTAAATGAATACTATCGTCAGTTTCCAAGAACAGAGCAACACGCTTTTAGAGACGAAGCAAAGCAATCTCTGTTTAACTTAACAAAGATATACGAACAAATAGATTATAACGAAGACCTTAGGAATACATCGATAATAACCACTGGAAGTTTTATGTGGGAAAACGGTATAAAAGACACTAAGGTAATATTTGTACCAAACAAAAATGGTAGGTTCAACGTTAGTTGGGTACCGCCTTTACAGATGCAAAACAGAGTTATAGTGAAAGGTAATACAAAATATCCGGGTAACGAGCACTGTGGTGCTTTTGGATGTGATAGCTATGATATATCAGGTACAGTTGACAAGAGAGGTTCTAACGGAGCTTTGCACGGTTTAACTAAGTTTAGCATGGAAGATGTTCCGCCTAATAGATTCTTTTTAGAATATATAGCTAGACCACAAACTGCTGAGATATTTTTTGAAGACGTATTAATGGCTTGCATATTTTACGGTATGCCAATACTTGCGGAAAACAATAAACCTAGATTACTGTATCATTTCAAAAGAAGAGGCTATAGAGGCTTTTCAATGAACAGGCCTGATAAAAGATTAAACAAATTATCTATAACTGAAAGAGAAATAGGTGGTATACCGAACTCTAGTGAAGATATTAAACAAGCACACGCTGCAGCTATAGAATCATATATAGAAACTTGTGTTGGACGAACAGAAGCTGGTTATGGTGATATGTACTTTCAAAGAACATTAGAAGACTGGGGTAAATTCAATATAAACAATAGAACAAAGCATGATGCTTCTATAAGTTCTGGTTTAGCAATAATGGCTTGTAACAAAAACCTATATTCACCGGTTAGTCCAGTGCAAAAAAAGGTTTACGATTTAGGAATTAAAAGATATGACAATAGAGGTTCTACGTCTAAAATATTAAGATAAATGAAAATACAAACAAATACTGATAGTTCTTTCCCTAACCAGGTTGTTAGCGACGAAGTAAAAGCTAGTTATGATTACGGCTTGCAAGTCTCTAGAGCTATTGAACAAGAATGGTTCAATCAAGGAAGAGGTAACGGTAATAGATACTTAAATAATTGGAATAGCTTTCATTCACTACGTTTATACGCAAGAGGAGAGCAATCAATACAAAAGTATAAAGATGAATTGTCTATAAACGGTGATTTATCTTATCTTAATTTAGATTGGAAACCCATTCCGGTTATATCAAAATTTGTTGATATTGTTGTAAATGGAATGTCAAATAAATCGTATGATATAAATGCTTTTGCTCAAGATCCATTTTCTGTGAAAAGCAGGACTGATTACGCTGCAGCAGTGGAACAAGACATGCTTACTAAGGAAGCTTTGTTAAATATAAAGCAAAATTTAGGTATGGATTTTTCTAGAACAGGTGATTTAGAAAGCTTACCTGAAAATAGAGAAGAGTTAGACGTGCATTTACAAATGACTCCTAAGCAAAACGTAGAGATTGCAGAAGAAGAAGTTATAAGTAACGTATTAGCATTTAACAAGTACGATCAAATAAAAAAACGCTTAGCGCACGATTTAACTACTATAGGTATTGGAGCTGTTAAAACGTCATTTAATAAAGCAGAGGGAATAGTTACTGATTATGTTGATCCTGCTAATATGATTTATTCATATACAGAGCATCCAAACTTTGAAGATATATATTATGTAGGTGAGGTAAAATCCATATCATTAGCTGAACTTAAAAAACAGTTTCCATCGTTATCAGCTTCAGAATTAGAAAAGATACAAGATATGCCAGGTAATTCACAGTATGTAACAAACTGGGGAAATTATGATGGTAATACCATACAAGTTTTATACTTTGAATACAAAACATATTCAGATCAAGTATTCAAAATAAAGAAAACAGATCAAGGGTTAGAAAAAACGTTAGAAAAGCCTGACACATTTAATCCACCAGCTAATGATAACTTTGAAAGAATATCTAGAACAATAGAAGTTTTATATACTGGAGCAAAAGTATTAGGTACAAATATTATGTTAGAATGGAAGCTAGCAGAAAATATGACAAGGCCTACAGCTGATACTACAAAAGTAATGATGAATTATTGTATATCAGCACCTAGAATGTATAAAGGACGTATAGAATCTATAGTTAGTAAAATTACTAGCTTTGCTGATATGATCCAAATAACGCATCTTAAATTGCAGCAAGTAATGTCTAGGATAGTACCAGATGGTGTATTCTTAGATATGGATGGTTTAGCTGAAGTTGATTTAGGTAATGGCACAACATACAATCCAGCTGAGGCATTGAACATGTATTTCCAAACAGGTTCCGTTGTAGGTAGATCACTTACTCAAGACGGTGAATTGAATAGAGGTAAAGTACCTGTGCAAGAATTATCATCATCTAGTGGTCAAGCAAAAATACAAAGTTTAATAGGCACATACCAGTATTATTTACAAATGATAAGAGATGTAACTGGATTAAACGAAGCAAGAGACGGAAGCGCTCCTCATAAAGATTCATTAGTAGGTTTACAAAAAATGGCAGCTAATGCTTCTAACATCGCAACAAAACACGTATTGGACTCTTTGTTATACTTAACAGTTAGAACGTGTGAAAATATAAGTTTAAAAGTTGCTGATGTTATTGAAAACCCTTTAACAGAAAATGCTTTAACAAACGCTATAAGCACGTTTAATACAAAAACCCTTGAGGAGTTAATGAACTTGCAGTTACATGACTTTGGTATTTATTTAGAGCTAGAGCCGGAAGAGGAAGATAAAGCTTTATTAGAGCAAAACATACAGGTTGCGCTGCAAACACAGGCAATAGCTTTGTCTGATGCAATTGATATTAGACAAATAAAAAATATAAAGTTAGCTAATCAATTCTTGAAGCTTAGACAAACTCAGAAAATAAAAAGAGAACAAGAACAACAACAAGCTAATATACAAGCACAAGCACAAGCAAACGCTGAGGCATCTGAAAAAGCTGCAATGGCTGAGGTACAAAAACAACAAGCACTTACTCAAGAAAAAGTAAGTATAGAACAAGCTAAGTCGCAGTTTGAAATACAAAGAATGCAAACTGAAGCTCAAATAAAAAAGCAGTTAATGGCTGAAGAGTTCAACTTTAATATGCAGCTAGCTCAAGTAAGAGCAAATGCGGAAGGAAGTAAAGAAAAAGAAATTGAAGATAGAAAAGATAAAAGAATAAAGATGCAAGGATCTCAACAGTCTGAGTTAATACAACAAAGACAAACAGAAGGATTACCTAAAAACTTTGAATCATCAGGAAACGATGTGTTAGGTGGATTTGGAATAGAAGAGTTCGGTCCTAGCTAATAAACAATTATTTAATTATATTATATTATGTCAGAAGTAAAACAAGAAGGGGATTTTAAAATTAAATCCAAGAAAACAAGTCCTAAGCAATTAGGCAATCAATCTAACGAGCCTATAAAGGTTAACATAGATGAAGTAAAAGAACCAGTAGCTGAAGAAGTTGCTAAGGTAGTAATACCAGAGGTTAAAGAAGATACTATTGAAGAACCCGTTGTAGTTGTTAACGATACACCTGAAGTAGCTGAAGAAGATGGTATTATAGAAATTGTAGACGAAGACGATGATACACCTCCGAATAATCAATTACAAAAAGCTACTGAAGAATACAAGCAAGTGGCGGAGCAAAGAGTACTACCTGAAAACATAGACAAACTTGTTACTTTTATGGAAGAGACAGGTGGATCAGTGGAAGACTACGTTAGGTTAAATGCAGACTACTCAAGTGTTGATGACAAAACACTATTAAAAGAATATTACAAACAAACAAAACCTTATCTAGAATCAGATGACGTTAGCCTACTATTAGAAGACTACGATTATGACGAAGACCTAGACGAGGAAAGAGATATACGCAAAAAGAAAATTGCGTTTAAAGAAGAAGTTGGAAAAGCTAAAAGCTTTTTAGAAAAAACCAAGAGTAAATATTACGACGAAATCAAGTTGAGACCCGGCGTTACTCAGGAACAACAAAAAGCAACAGAGTTTTTCAACCGATACCAAGAAGATCAGAGAATAGCTGAGCAACAGCACTCGGACTTTAAATCAAAAACAAATGATTACTTTACTAACGAATTCAAAGGTTTTGATTTCAATGTAGGTAAGAAAAAGTTTAGATATGGTTTACAAGATCCTAATAAAGTTGCAGAGAACCAATCAAGCATTAACAATTTCGTAGGAAAGTTTCTTGACGATAGCGGTAATATAAAAGACACGAAAGGTTATCATAAAGCTATTTACATTGCTTCAAATGCTGACAAAATTATTAATCATTTTTATGAACAAGGAAGAACAGATGCTACTAAAGAAATAGTTAGTAGTTCTAAAAATCCAAGCACAGAGCCAAGACAAACTACCTCTGGTGAGTTTGTAAACGGAATAAAAGTTAAGTCAATAAGCGGTCCTGATTCTTCTAAACTTAAAATTAAAACAAAAAAATTTAACTAAAAAAAATTAAAAAATTATGGCAAATGTAAGCCCAGTGTTTGGAAGCTTAATTCCAACACAAAAAAAGCAAGCCTTAGAAGGCAATTATTTAAACTTTACTGATGGAACGAGTGATTTCGCACAACAGTACTTACCAGAAATCTATGAAGCTGAAGTAGAGCGTTATGGAAATAGAACCTTAGGTGGTTTCTTAAGAATGGTAGGAGCTGAAATGCCAATGACTTCTGATCAAGTAGTATGGTCTGAGCAAAATAGATTACACATTTCTTATGAGAATGTAATAGCAACTAATGCAGGTGCTGTAGGAGCAAAAGTTTCTACTTTAACTATTCCTGTTGGTGGAGCTGGAGCAACTCTTATTGAAAATGTTGTATCTCCTGGTTCTACAATCGTAGTAATGAATCCAGCAACTGGAGCAGAATTAAACTGTTACGTTGTTGCCTCTGGAGCTACTCCTGGTAGTGCATTAGGTGCAGGTGTATTAACTGTAGCGCCTTATTCGCAAGAAGCCTTAGACGGAACTGGAGCTGGAGCTGCTGAAGTAGATTTAGTAACTGGTGGACCAGCGCTTAAGATTTTCGTATACGGATCTGAGTACGGAAAAGGAACTGGAGATGCTAACAGAGTTTCTGTAACACCTTCTTTCACTCAATACTCTAACTCTCCTATCATTATCAAAGATAAGTATGCAATCAACGGGTCTGACACTGCTCAGATCGGATGGGTTGAAGTAGCTACTGAGTCTGGTCAAGGAGGTTTCTTATGGTACTTAAAAGCTGAATCTGAAACAAGATTACGTTTTGAAGACTACTTAGAAATGTCTATGGTAGAAGGTGAATTAAAATCTGGAAGTTCAACTACAACTGCTAAAGGTACTGAAGGTCTTTTTGCTGCTGTTAAAAGCCGTGGAAATGTATTAGTAGACTTTACTGCAACAACTGGTTTAGCTCAGTTTGATTCAATTCTTAAAAACTTAGATACTCAAGGAGCAATCGAAGAAAACATGTTATTCTTGAATAGAGAAACTTCTCTAGACTTTGATGATATGTTAGCTGGTGTAGGGCAAACAGCCGGAGCTGGTGCTTATTACGGTGGTGGTAGTTCTTTTGGTGTATTTGAAAATTCTGAAGAAATGGCATTAAACTTAGGTTTCTCTGGATTCAGAAGAGGTTCTTATGACTTCTACAAAACTGACTGGAAATACTTAAACGATGCTTCTACTCGTGGAGGTGTTGCTGATGCTGGAATCGAAGGAGTATTAGTACCTGCTGGAACTTCTACAGTTTACGATCAAATATTAGGAACTAACATCAGAAGACCTTTCTTACACGTAAGATATAGAGCTTCTCAAGCTGATGATAGAAGAATGAAAAACTGGATCACTGGATCTGTAGGTGGCGCTGCTACTTCTGATTTAGATGCGATGGAGGTTCACTTCTTATCTGAAAGATGTTTAGTAACTCAAGCGGCTAACAACTTTGTGTTATTCACAGACTAGTACCGATTAAATTAATGTAGTAGTTACCCTTGTTGAACTGACAGGGGTAATTATTACTCTTATTAAAAATTTTATTATATTATATTATGGCAGCAAATGCAACCAAGACTACAGCTAAAAAGCCTGTAGCAAAAAAAGAAATAGTACAAGAGCAAGAAGTAATGACTGCTCCAAAGAAACAAGAACCAGCTAAACCAAGCTGGGAAATAAAGGATAGAATGTATATAGTTATAGGTCAAGCGCCTTTAACATTAACAATTTCATCCAAACATACATCAAGACACCCTTTATTATATTTTGATAAAGACAAGGGTCTTCAAAGAGAACTTAGATACGCAACAAATCAAAATTCTCCTTTTATAGATGAGCAAAACGGTCAAGCAACATTAGGACATATAATGTTTAAAGACGGTGCTCTATATGTTAAAAAAGAACAACAAAACCTACAAAAACTACTATCTTTATATCATCCATTATTAGGTAATAAATACTACGAACATAATCCAGTAGCTATAGCCGAAGATGAATTAGAAGATTTAGAAGTTCAAATAGATGCAATGATGGCCGCAAGAACTATGGACGTTGATGACGCTGAAGCAATACTTCGTGTTGAACTAGGGTCTAAGGTTTCAAGCATGACAACTAAAGAACTAAAAAGAGATCTATTATTATTTGCTAAAAGACAACCAGATTTGTTTATAGAGTTAGCAAATGACGACAATGTACAATTAAGAAACATAGCTATAAAAGCTTCTGAAATGGGTATTATTAAATTGTCGCAAGATCAAAGAACATTTACTTGGGGATCAAACGGTAGAAAATTAATGACAGTACCTTTTGACGAAAACCCATACTCTGCAATGGCAGCTTACTTTAAAACCGATGAAGGCGTAGAAGTTTATAGATCAGTAGAGAAAAACTTAGAATAACGTGTAATAATAAAAAGTATAAGAGGTTATAATAGCATAGCCTCTTATATTAAACAAGCAAATTTAAAAATAAAAGAAAATGGCTATAAACATAAACAAGGTTTATAAAGCTGTTCTAGTTGTGCTGGAACAAGAAAAAAGAGGAGTGTTGACGCCTAACGAGTTCAACAAGATTGCTACTCAAGCGCAGCAAGAAATTTTTACTCAGTACTTTGATGATTTAAATCAATTGCTTGGAATGCCTCAAACCTCATTGGCTTATGCTGATAGGATGGCTTTGTTAGATGAAAAAATATCTATATTTAAAAAAAATGAAAACGTTGATTTAACTAACAACGTAGCTGTACCTACAGAATCTGTTCAAGAATTAGGTTCTGTTATATACAACAGCCCTACCTCGGGAGTACCAGGTAGAGAGGCTCAAAGAATACAACAATACGAGCTATTTACAACTAATCAATCTCCTTTAACAGCTCCCACATCTTTCTACCCAGTATACATATACGAAGGAAATAAGATAACATTGTACCCAGAATCTATACCAGATGGTAGTGGTGTTGTTCAATTGAATTACTTGCACTTTCCAGCAGATCCTAAATGGGGATTTAATGTAGATACTGAATTAGGTCACTACATATATAATGAGTTAGATTCTCAAGACTTTCAGATACATAAATCAGATCAACCATTGTTGATAGATAAAATACTAGGGTATGCAGGTGTAATGACAAAAGATCAATTTGTTATGTCTTTAGCTAATAGTAAAGAACAACAAATAAACGTTAACGATCAAAAATAATAAAAAATGGCAAATACATTATCAACTAACGCTTTTATATCATTAAATGATATAATAAACAACTTTATAATATCATACACTGGACCTGGTAAGCTTATCCCAGATTCTAAACGAACAGAAGTAATATTTCACGCTAGGCGTTGTCTACAAGAATTTGCTTACGAAACTTTGAAAAGTAAGTTTATAGTAGAAGCAAGTGTATTACCAGCCACCTACACTTTGCCTAGTGATTTTGTAACTATAATTAATATAGAAGCAGATAACATGGATTTTGTTCAAGTCAAAGAGAATCCAGGTCAAGCAGAATATGCTATAGATTATAATACTAAAATTGTATCATTTAACGCTGGAAACGTAAATGATCCTGATTTTAAATTAACATACTTGTCAAATTCTCTTACAACAGATGAGAACGCCGCTATTCCAAAGTTAGCAGAAGAGGCTTTATATGCTTGCATGGTTTACGCTATATTAGCAAATAGAGAGAAAACAAATCCAAACTTACTACAAAGATTATTAATAGAAAAAATAGACAAATTAGAAAGATCAAAATCTAGATTAATTTTTACTAACTTTTCTGAATAAAAACATACCAGTATGGCAATAAATGTAAATACAGTGTATCAAACAGTTCTGTCAATACTTAATAAAGAACAGAGAGGTTTTTTAACGCCATCAGAATTTAACAAGTTAGCTTCGCAAGTACAATTAGATATATTTGAAAAGTACTTTGAAGATCTCAATCAGCAAATGAGAATTCCTCAGGCTGATGATGATTATTCTGACAGGTTAATGAATCTTGATGAAAAATTAGCTATATTCAAAACATTTGGTATTGCTACATACAACTCTTCTACTAACCCTAAATTAAAATCTTTCTCATTACCTATTATAAATGAGTATGGGCAGACTGTTGATTTTTATAGGTTAGGAACAGTAACCTATAATCCATCATCATCTACACCTACTGAAGTTCAAAGACTAAATAGAACTGAGTTCTACAATATAGATAAATCAGATTTAACATTACCTAGCGAAAGCTATCCTGTTTATTTGTATGAAAACAGAGGTAATGTAAATAATCCTGGCCAACCTATTAATAGTAACATACAAAATGTATTGTATGTTAAGCCTTTAAGCATAATTAGCGATATAGAAGTTGATTATATTAGAAAACCAATAAACCCTATATGGGGTTTTACTACAGGTAATAGAGGTCAATATATATTCACTAATAGCTATTACGATTCTTCTAACGGAACAGGTTCTATAGATTTCGAACTACACGAATCAGAGCAAGTTAATGTTATTTTAAGAATATTAGCTTATGCCGGTATAATAATAAGAGACCCTCAAATAGTACAAGCAGCTTCAAGTGAGGTTCAACAAAAGGAAATAAACGCAAAATCTTAATACATGGGTTTAATTACAGAAAATAATCAGCAATACTACGCAGGAGTACAAAAATTCTTATCTGTAGCTGGTGCCGGACAAGCTTTTACAACTACATTTGATACTGAATTAGTGTTAGGTAGTTATGATCCTCTTCAGCCAAACTATGCTTTAAACAATTTTAAGTTATACACAGCAAATGCTGGTGTTTTAACATATACAGAATATACTTCACCTTATACCGTATCAGGTAATACAATAACATTTACAGGAAACCTAGCTACCAACACAAGTTTAGTTGTTCAATTAAAAATATTAAGCGGCGGTGAATACGGAAACAGAGATGCTTATGGTAACACTGTTGAGGAAAACTACGGATCTTATTCTTATATAAAGCTTGATGATATTATTAACAACTTTTTAGTTGCTTATGTAGGAGACGGTAAATTAATAACAAGTTGCAAAAGAACAGATCTTATGTTTCACGCAAAGCGTGGATTGCAAGAATTTAGTTATGATACACTAAAAAGTATTAAATCTCAAGAATTAAATATACCTCCAGGGTTGAGTGTAGTACTACCTCAAGATTATGTAAACTACACTAAAATATCTTGGATAGATCAATTAGGCGTTAAAAGACCTATATATCCTGCAAACAATTTAACTACAAACCCATTTGAAAACCCTGTGCAAGATTCAAAAGGTGTGCCAACTCAAGATAACTTTGGCAATAATATAGAGGGAACTTCGATAACAGAGGAAAGATGGAGGTCAGCGGATGATACTTTAATAAACCAAGATGTAACAGACGCACTTTATAACCAAGGTTATGATAGCTGGGGATGGGACGAACAAATATTAGGTCAAAATTACGGATTAGATCCACAATATGCTCAAGTAAACGGATGGTTTACCATAAATCACAGAGAAGGCAAAATGTCTTTTTCAAGTAATTTAGCGGGAGCATTAATAGTTTTAGAGTATATTTCTGATGGTTTAGCTTCCGATATGGAAACTAAAGTTCCTAAGATGGCAGAAGAGGCTCTGTATGCTCATATGAGCCACGCTGTGATAGCTTCTAGGATTAACCAACCTGAATATATAGTAAGAAGATTAAAGCAAGAGAGAAGTGCTAAATTAAGAAATGCTAAAATAAGATTATCTAATATAAAACTTGACGAAATAGTTCAAGTGATGAGAGGTAAATCTAAATGGATAAAACACTAAAATTTAATGGCTAGTTTTAAGAATATTTTCATAAAGTCTAAGATGAATAAAGATCTTGACGATCGATTATTACCTCAAGGAGAATACAGAAATGCAGTAAACATCCAAGTTAGCAAGTCGGAGTCTGAAGACGTAGGTGCTTTAGAAAACGTTTTAGGTAACGAAATGGTTGTTGATTTTGGATTAGTAACTGGAGAAGCAAACGTAATATGCGTAGGCTATTTAGTTTCAGAAGTAAATTCTAGTATTTACTTTTTTCTAACAGACAATACTGTCGCAAGCAATCCTACAGGCATTTACGATGAAGATGCTAAAAACTTTATAACTAGGTCAATAATATCACCTAATACTTCAATACAAAATACAATATTAGTACAAGGTGCCTTTTTAAACTTTTACGAAAACAATCCGATACATGGTATAAATCTTCTTGAAGATCTTTTATTTTGGACTGATAATAGAAATCAGCCTAGAAAAATAAGAGTTAGTGCTGCTGCTGATGATGTTACATATTACAGCATGGAAGATACAATATCTGTAGCAAAGTACATGCCTTATAACGCACCTGAGCTTTGGCAAGAAAGTAGCGTGGTTGGTGAATACGAAACTACCATGAAGGATGTTGTTAGCGCGGTTTTACCAAACGGCACAACAGCTAATCCATACTACAATGCCAACTACCAAGGTGACCCTGATTACTTAGAAGATAAGTTTGTAAGGTTTAGTTATAGATTTAAGTTTGATGACGGCGAGTATTCTGTATTTGCGCCATTTACACAAGAGTGCTTTATACCGAAGCAAGACGGTTATTTTATGTACACTAGTGACGATGACAACGATATGTCAGCAGCTTATAGAAGTACTATTGTTGATTTTATGGAAAACAAAGTTAATCAAATAGATTTACTTATAGACTTACCTACAAATGGAAATCCAAACATTACAACAACTTTAGAAAATGCAACTAGTCAGTTTAAAATAACTGAAATAGAGATATTGTATAAAGAATCAAATGGTTTAGCTGTTATGGTAGCGGATGTTATACCTGCTAGCCAAATAATAAGTCAATATGATGCAGCGGCACCTTCAAATATTTATAAATATAGATATTCTGGAACCAAACCTTTTAGAACACTTCCTGAAGATCAGCTAATTAGAGTTTACGACAAAGTACCTGTCAAAGCTTTAGGGCAGGAAATTATAAGCAATAGAATTGTATACAGTAACTTTCAAACTAAGCACACTCCTCCTTCAATGGATTATAATGTTGGTGCTGGTCCTAAAAGAAATTTTGATATAACAACAAATCCAAATAATGAAACTTCTTGGAACACTGCTATTGTTGAGTACCCTAATAGTACTTTAAAGCAAAATAGAAATTATCAAGCTGGATTTGTGTTGTCGGACAGGTTTAGTAGAACAACATCTACCATATTATCAAATACTTCAAACACAACCGTAGCAAGCGCAAGTGTTGCACAGTTATCAACTGTATATTCACCATACAATCCAGAAACATTGAACATAGGTCAATGGCCTGGAGATTCTTTGTTTATAGAGGTAAACGAACAAATACCTCCAAGCATGCCGTCGGCTCTTTATCCAGGTATATACAACGGAGATCCTACTAGTAGTGAATATAATCCATTAGGCTTTTACACTTGGAAAGTTGTTGTAAAGCAACAAGAGCAAGATTACTATAATGTATATCTTCCTGGAGCAATAACAGCATATCCAGAAGATACCACTTTAGAAACGGGTTTAACTTCTCATATAACGTTATTAAACGACAATATAAATAAAGTACCTAGAGATTTATCTGAAGTAGGTCCTGATCAAAAACAGTTTAGAAGCTCTGTAAAATTATTTGGTAGGGTTGAGAATTCAAACGTGACCGCAACAGGAGTAACTCCTTATAAATTTGGAGTAGTTAATGAACAATATTATCCATCAAGATCGTCTGATACAGTTTCTACGGTATCTAACATGTTTGATATGTTTAATATTGACCCTACAGGGACTATACCTAATCCGTACCCAGAAGCTTTTTACGAAGCAGAATCAAATCCTTTAATTGGTAGAGTTAGTACGTCAGATAGATTTGGGCAAATAGACCCAACAACAGGAGCTTTAACTTACAGTATACAGAATTTAGCTGTTTACGAAACAGAGCCAGTAGAATCTAGGTTAGATATATATTGGGAAACTAGCAGCTCTGGTACTATAACTGATTTGAATGAGCAAATAGAATCAGACGGAAATCAAACGATATCAGCATTAGCTGGCTTAGATTGGTATTTATCTGAGTATTTTGGAGTTTATAGCGGAAATCCTTTACAACCAGATGTTACAACAACTTCTACCTGCAGCCCTTCAATAGCAAATGGGCAATGTGGTAGATTCAGAGCAGTAGCTACTGGTCAATTTCAGTTTGAAGACTCTGTAACAAATCCAATACAAACTATAATTAATCCAAGTTTAACAGTTGCTGTTAATATAAATGGAATTTCTACTGATGTTTCTGGTGATTTTGAATTAATACAAATAACAGGAGTACTTAATGGTGGGTTAGGCAGCTACATTGATTATAATGGGAATGCTACTACTGCAAAAGACTGGGACACTTTTATTATAGTTAATAAAGCATATAGAATATATAAAACAACTAATAGTGATGCTCAATCTTTTACTTTAACTATAACAGCTACAGATGGAGATCCAAATATTACAAACCCAACCCCTTGGGTGCGTACTTTAAATACAGGTTCTTATGGAACTATATTAACTGATTTATCTACAATAATTGTTGGAGGTGAAACTTTCGGAGATGGCGCTACTACATGGGGACAGCATGCTTTACCAGTTCTTAATTATTTAAAGGCTTGTCCTCAACCCTTAAGAGTACCTGTTGGTTTAACAAATCAACTTAAACTATACGGATCTAATGGATCTAACAGTTTATCCGCTGGATTAAACAATCAAGATGGATTACAATGGAACATATCTTCTCAAACACAAGATGGGAATGCTATCAACATATTTCAAATTAGCAGTATTGGAGAAATAAGTGAGGTTACTTTTGGTACAGCTTATGGTCAATACGCTATAACAGTAACTTTATCAGGTCCTGATGGGCAAACTGATAGCTGTTCTTTTGAATTAGTAGTAGGTGAAGAATTAGCTGACGGTAGTTTTAGTATTGAAAATAGTTTGAGATTATATACTAATTACGCTTACATTTTAAGCGCTCACAATTCAACTACTAATGCTTTCAATCAAATAACAGCAGGAGCAGGTAATTCATTTACTGAAATGTACCCAACTCCTCAAAGCACATTATCGAGTGGAGATGCACTTGTTTATGTACCTGTTACAGGTGCTGGAGGTGATGGAGATAACTCAACTTGTAATCAAGTGCAATACGGAGGCCGACCATACTCTTACCTTGAAAGAAATAAAATACCTTCAGGAACAAACTCTAGCTTAGCTGGTCCTTTAACTAAAGGTACCGCTTATATTAGTTTGCAACCATATATGGATGCGGTTTATGGTAGTACAAATAGTAATCCTAACTTTGAAAATAACAACGATGTATCTTGGGCTATAGAATACAGAGCAGACTCTAGTTCATCATGGGTAGCTGCAAAAGATATAGAAGGAAATGTATTATCTTTTAACAGCGAAGTTAGCGGATATGGTAGTCCTACTCAAATAAGCAGCAATACCGGTATTAATGCTACATTACCAGTACCAAACCCAGGAGGGTCTCCAAATCCTATAACTTCAGAAAGAAATATAGTTTATGGATCCTCTGAAGGGCCTGGGTTTAGCGGTAGTTGGGCTAATTGGATTAGAGTTGGTGCTGAAAATAATACTAGTTCAGGAAGCTTTGGAGGAACTTTTGGTAGAGGTAAATATGGTAGATGGGCAGTTGTAGGTAAAAGCCCTTACTCAAGTGAATCAGATAAGTTTGGCGAATATAGAGTTATAGTACAAAGAATAGGCGGGAATCAAGATAACAGCCAATCCTGTGCGGCTCCTATAGCCAGTAATACTAATAGTCAAAGAAACTGGGCAGGTGCTGGAGCCTACATTAAAACAGGTGATTTTTATTATGACTTAGGTCCTAAGGTAGCCTTTGGGTATAAAATAAATCCAGCATTAAAAAGCAGTCACTTTTTAGCTAAAAACGAAACAACACATAACACAGTGGTATATGCTAGGGAAGGTATACATAGGTATGTTACTACATTCTATGAAGATGCGTTGCTTCAAACTCCTTATACTGGATATACTCAAGTAAACACTAATACCGACGTATATTTATCTTATATTTCTATAGAAGATGACGGACAAGACGCAAACGGGTTCCCTTATACAACACCTTATAATTCAGGAGCAAGCAGCTCTAGTAACGCTAAACTAGCTTTAGCAGCAGAAGGTGCAAGTAGAGATAATGCTACAAACACTACATCTCAGAATTTAAGAACTTGGTCTTGCGAAATGAATCCAACAACTGGTTTAAAAGTAAAAGGATCTGCTCAACCTAGATAACATACAATAAAGGTAAAATACCTGTAAACATGTAATATAAATATTATGGCTTTAATAGAAGTAAAATACTATAATTCATTCACTCTAAGAAAAAGCGTAGACGCAGATAACGGCATCAACTGGTTTGGCTCTAGAGGTATACCTACTGGTCAAGGCGGGTGGCCGCAAGGAACAGTAGCAGATCCTCAGCAAGACGTTAACTGGGCTATAGAAGAATCTAGAATTAGAGGTGGTTATAATAATACTTCTACTTCTTTTGGAGCTAAAGCTTATTTAGTTGAAGACGAACCTAATGGTAGCGTTAGAGGTAATGCAATGATATATTCAGGTATATACAATTCTAGAACTGGTATAAATCAAACAAATCAATTTTCCGTAGGTAAAGAAATAACTAAAGCAATTGATCCTGCTAACGGTAGTATACAAAAACTATATGCTGAAGATTCTAACTTAATCATATTATCAGAAAATAAAGCTAGTAGAGCTCTTATTGATAAAGACGCTATATATACAGCCGAAGGCGGAGGCGTATCAGTTAGTAATTTGAAAACTGTTATTGGACAGATAGTTCCTTATGCTGGTAATTTTGGTATTGGAACTAATCCTGAAAGCTTTGCAACTTACGGCTATAGGAAATACTTTGTAGATAAAAATAGAGGGGCGGTGTTAAGATTATCTATGGATGGAATAACAGAAATATCAAACTACGGAATGATCGACTGGTTTAGAGATAACTTAAGCTCTGTTGATTCGTCTAGCTTTGGTCCAGGTAAAATAGTGGGGGGATGGGATATATATACTAAGCAGTATACTTTGTCTTTACAGCCAAGTACACCACCAAACGCTACACCTGACAATTCAAGTTACAACACATTGCAATTTGATGAAAGCGTTCGCGGTTGGCCATCTTTTTTT